CCTACGCATCGGCATCCTCAACCCGGAAGCGGTTGTTATTGAGGATGAGGACGGCAGCGGCGGCGTGACCTTGTTGTTTGGTGCCGAGGAAGAGACGCCAGCGCCGGCCTTTGAGTCTAACCTGGCAGAGTATCTGGACGACAAGCTGCTCGCCTCGATCAGCGACGATCTGGTGGCTGACTTCAAGACGGACCTGCTGTCGCGATCTGATTGGGAGCGGACCTACAAGAAGGGGTTGGACCTGCTCGGGTTGAAGATCGAGGATCGGTCAACGCCATGGCCAGGCGCCTGCGGCGTGTTCCACCCGATCCTGGCGGAAGCGGCGGTGCGGTTTCAGTCCCAGGCAACGATGGAGACCTTCCCCGCTGGCGGTCCGGTGCGCTCCAAGATCATCGGCAGTATCACGGTGGCGAAGGAGCAGCAGGCCCGCCGGGTCTCGCACGACCTCAACTATTTCCTGCTGGACCGCATGAGCGAGTTCCGCGCGGAGCATGAGCGGCTGTTGTTCAGCCTGCCGTTGGCCGGCGCTGCGTTCAAGAAGGTCTACTACGACCCCAGCTTGGGGCGCCCGGTGTCGATGTATATTCCGGCGGAGGACTTCGTGGTGCCCTACGGGGCCAGCGATCTGGCCTCGTGCCCGCGCTACACGCACATCATGCGTAAGTATCCCAACGAGGTGCGGAAGCTACAGGTTGTAGGGTTCTATGCGGACGTGGAGCTGCCCGAGCCTACGATGACGGTGCGGGAGATCCAGCAGGCCAAGGATGACCTGTCCGGCGAGGACATGGTTCAGAACGATGACCGGCACACGCTGCTGGAGATCAACGTAGAACTGGACCTGGAAGGGTTCGAGGACTGCGGCGAAGATGGCGAGCCTACCGGCGTGGCGCTGCCGTATGTTGTGACCATTGATGAACAGTCGGGCACGGTCTTGTCGCTCTATCGCAACTGGAAGGAAGAGGACCCGCTCAAGCTCAAGCGTATCCACTACGTCCAGTATAGCTACGTCCCCGGCTTTGGGTTCTACGCCTTCGGGCTGATCCATCTGGTTGGCGGCATTGCCAAGAGCGCGACCAGTATCCTGCGGCAGCTCGTGGACGCGGGGACGTTGGCAAACCTGCCGGCGGGGCTCAAGGCGCGGGGACTGCGGATTAAAGGTGACAGCACACCGCTGATGCCGGGCGAGTTCCGCGACGTTGACGTTCCGAGCGGGGCGATCAAGGACGCCATCACCTTCCTGCCGTATAAGGAGCCGTCGCAAGTTCTGGCCGCGCTCCTCGGCACCATGGTGGAGGAGGGGCGGCGCTTCGCGTCGATTGCTGATCTTCAGATCGGCGACGCCAACCAGCAGGCCCCGGTCGGCACCACGCTCGCGCTGATGGAGCGCGCGATGAAGGTGATGTCGGCGGTTCAGGCCCGGCTGCACGCCTCGCTCAAGCAAGAGCTTGACCTGTTGGTGGACATCATCAAGACCAACATGGGCGCGGACTACGACTACGATACGGACCCTGGCGCGACACGGGAGAAGGATTACGACGGACGCGTGGATGTGATTCCCGTGACCGACCCCAACGCGGCGAGCCTGTCGCAGCGGGTGGTTCAGTATCAGGCGGCGCTACAGCTCGCGCAGGGCGCGCCGCAGATGTATGATCTGCCGGAGCTGCACCGGCAGATGCTGGGCGTTCTGGGCATTAGCGGTGTGGACAAGATCATCCCGCGCACGGACCAGATGAAGCCGCTGGACCCGGTGACGGAGAACATGGCGATCTTGAACGGCAAGCCCGTCAGGGCGTTCGTGTATCAGGACCACATGGCGCACATCCAGGTTCATCAGACCGCGATGCAGGACCCTAAAATCCAAGCGATTGTCGGCCAGTCTCCCCTGGCGTCGGCGATTATGGCGGCGGCTTCTGCACACATGAACGAGCATGTCGCGTTCCAGTATCGGCGCGAGATTGAGTTGCAGCTTGGCGTCACCTTGCCGGCAGAAGGTGAGCAACTGCCCGAGGATATCGAGGTGGATGTCTCTCGGCTCTCGGCCTTGGCCGCGGTCAAGCTGCTACAGAAGGATCAGGCCGAGGCGCAGCAGATGGCGCAGCAGCAACAGGCGCAGGATCCTATCGCGCAGGCGCAGCAGGCTGAGCTACAGATCAAGCGTGACGAACTGATGCTGAAGAACAAGACGGCAGATGCGGACGTGCAGCTACGTATGCAGCAGATAGCCGTGGAGCAGGAGCGCCTCGCGTCGCAAGAGCGCACGGCGCGCGCGGCGTTGATGTTCAAGGCGCAGGCGCAGGACGCGGAGAATACGATGGCGCGGGAGGCGGCGCAGGTTAAGCGGACGCTGGACGGCGTGGCGGCGGCGGCGTCGCTCGGGGAGAAGCAGTCCGCGCAGGACCTGGCGCAGGCTACGCAGACCCAGTCTCAAGTAGCCGCCATGGCATCGCTTGGCGAGAAGCAGTCGGCGCAAGACGCCGGGGATGCAGATCGGAAGCTACGGGCGGCAGAGATGCTCTTGAAGATGGCCATGCAACGTGGCCAGACTCCGGCCTCGCAGGCGGCGGCGCCTCCGCCGCCCACGGAAGAGGCCGTGTAAATGGTGTTGGACTCCATCGAAACCGGCGTGTTGAGCCTCTTGCGGTCCAACATCCGCACCGCGCTGAATGAGCGCGCGGACCATATCGCAGGCGGCGGCGCGGTTGATTATCCTGAGTATCGGCACCAATGTGGTGTCATCGAAGGTCTTGCCCTGGCCGAACGAGAGTTGCTGGACCTGATCGAGCGTGTCGAGAAGACCGCCTAAGCTATCGGCTATATCGGCCGCAAGGGCCGCGTCACCCTCAAGGCGCGCAAGGAGAATACAGCCTATGTCGGCTACCCTGGACATAAAGCCTTATGTGGCGCCTACGCCTAAAGCTACCCAGCTACCTACCCCACAAGGCTATAAGCTGCTGATCACGCTTCCTGAATTGGAAGAGACCACGACGGGGGGTGTTTATATCCCGGGTGCCATTCGAGAGGCTGAGCAAACGGCCTCTATTGTTGGCTTTGTCGTGACGCTGGGTTCCCTCGCGTATAAAGACGAGAAGCGGTTCCCGGACGGTCCCTGGTGTAAGAAGGGCGACTGGGTGCTGTTCCGCGCCTATTCCGGCACCCGGATCAAGATTCACGGCAAAGAGTTTCGTCTCATCAATGACGACACCGTAGAGGCTGTCGTTGAAGACCCCAGAGGAGTGCAACGGGTATGAGCGAGTCAGTAGCGGTCCAGATGGAAGACGACGATGACGGCGGCGTAGAAATTACGATTGTTGATGATGTCCCCCCGGCAGACCGGGCGCGATTCGTTGCGCCGGACAGCACCGACAGCGACGACGATATCACGGTCGCGCCGTCGGAAATCTCGCAATACAAGACGGATGTTCAGAAGCGCATCAAGGATCTGAGCTTCAAGGCGAACTCTGAGCGGCGCGCCAAAGAGACAGCGGTTCGCGAACGCGAAGCCGCGGTTAACTACGCTGCGGGGCTTATTGCCGAGAACAACCGCCTCAAGCATTACAGCGCCCACAACGAAACCGCGCTGGTGACCACTGCCAAATTTCGGTCTGAAGAACAGATCGCCGGGCTGAAGCGAGACGCCAAGGAGGCGTTTGAGAGCGGCGACACAGATCGGTTCCTGGAGATGCAGGAGCAGATGCAGCGCCGCGTAGCTGAGCATACGCGCTACGCAGAGTATGTTCCGCAGACTGTGGTTGAGACGCCGATGCCGGAGACACGGCGACAGGCCGCGGCGGAGGTGGTCCCCGACAAGATCGCGGTTGAGTGGTATGACAAGAACAAATGGTTCCAAGCAGAAGGGGATGAGGAGGCAGAGATGACTGCCTATGCCTTCGGGATCAGCGACATTCTCATTAACAAGAAAAATATTGACCCTCGATCCCCGGAATACTACGCTGAGATTGACGCCGCCGTTCGCAGGACGTTCCCGCGGTATGCTGGCTTCAAAACAAGCGCCTCGGCAAGTGATGTGACGAGACGCCCAGTATCGGTAGTAGCCGCGGCAACACGTAGCCCGCGCACTGCCCGCAAAGTGCATCTTACCGCAAGCCAGCAGAGTATCGCCCGTCGGCTGGGGCTTACCCTAGAACAATATGCTGCACAGTTGTGAAGGTAGCACCCATGTCTGACCGCCCTGAACAACGCTCACGCCGACTGGACCAAACGGAACCGTCGGACCAAACTGAGCGCCAAGATCGCGCCCCCCGTGCGCTCGACGTTCGAGCCGCGCAAGTTGCCCCCGCGTCGTGGAAGCCCCCTGCTATTCTCCCCGACCCGATCCCCGAACCAGGGTATGTATACCGCTGGATTCGCACCTCTATGGCTAACTCGCCAGACAACACCAATGTCAGCCGGCAATTTCGTGAAGGGTATGTGCCCGTTCGCGCTGAAGACCATCCCGAACTCATGATCGAGGCTGATGCGGGAAGCCGGTTCAAAGGTAATGTCGAAGTTGGCGGTCTACTGCTTTGCAAGATTCCGGCTGAACTCTCACGGCAACGTGCAGAATACTATCAGAACCAGACTCGCCAGCAGATGGACAGTATCGACAACAACTTCATGCGAGAGAGTGATCCTCGGATGCCCGTCCTACGGTCGGAACGCACCTCGAAGGTCACCTTTGGAACTGGGCTGAAAGGATGATCCTCAAGCCCGTCTTTAATCCCAACGCAGAAAGGTAACGGGAAATGGCTTCTACATCCACTCCCTACGGCTTGCGCGCCGTGAATCTGCTGGGCGGCCAAAGCTACGCAGGCTCCGTCCGGCTAATCTCTATCGCTGCCAGCTACAACGTGAGCATCCAAGTTGGCGATCCCGTGGTTATTGTTGCCGCGGGAACCATCGAACGGATGAACGCGACGACGACCGCTACGACTGTCACCAACACGGGTGGCACCAATGGCTTTGCAGGTGTGTTCGTGGGTTGCCAGTATACTGACGCCACGACGGGCTTCACCACCCGTCAAACGTATGTCGCGGGCAATACCGCCACCGACATCATGGCGTTCGTTGTGGACGATCCGGACGCGCTGTTCCAACTCCAGGCCAACGGCACGCTGGCGCAGGCTACTCTGGGGGCCAATGCGGCCATCATTCAGACGACCGCGGGTGCTAGCACCTACGTGCCGTCTGGGTTGCAGTTGCAAATCTCCAGTGTGGCTACGACCGCCACGCTTCCGGTTCGTATCGTTGACTTCGTTAACGCGCCGGGCAGCACTATCGGCGATGCGTTCACGGATGTCATCGTGCGGATCAACACTCACGCCCAGCGCCAGACCACCGGCATCTAACAGAAGGAGTTGAGACATGGCTATTTCTCGCGCACAGCTCCTCAAAGAGCTGCTTCCCGGTCTGAACGCATTGTTTGGGCTGGAATACAAACGCTACGCGGAAGAGCACAAGGAAATCTACGAGGTTGAATCCTCGGAGCGTTCCTTTGAAGAGGAGACGAAACTCTCCGGCTTCAATGTTGCTCCGGTGAAAACGGAAGGCGGGGCCATTGCGTATGATAACGCGCAGGAAGCCTGGTCCGCTCGCTTCACCCACGAGACTATCGCTATGGGTTTCTCCATCACTGAAGAAGCGATGGAAGATAACCTCTACGACAGTCTGTCTGCCCGCTACACCAAGGCGCTCGCGCGCTCCATGGCGTATACGAAGCAGATGAAGGCCGCGACGCCGTTGAACAACGGCTTCACCACCTACCTTTCGGGTGATGGGGTTGCTCTGTTCAGCGCGAGCCATCCGCTGGTTTCAGGCGGGTTGAACGCAAACCGTCCTGCGACAGGCGTTGACCTTAACGAAACCTCGCTGGAAGCTGCCGTGATTGCCATCGCGGCGTGGACTGACGAACGTGGGCTGCTCATTGCCGCCCGCCCCGTCAAGCTCATCATTCCTACCGCGCTGATGTTTGTCGCTACCCGCATTCTGGAAACAGAGCAGCGGGTTGGGACGGCCGACAACGACATCAACGCCTTGAAGAACAATGGCAGCATCCCGAAGGGCTACAGTGTCAACCACTTCCTGAACGATACCAACGCTTGGTATCTCGTCACGGACGTGCCGAATGGCATGAAATACTTCAATCGCGTGGCGCTGAACACGTCGATGGATGGTGACTTCGATACCGGCAACGTGCGCTACAAGAGCCGGGAACGCTACAGCTTCGGCGTTTCTGATCCGCTTGGCATGTATGCGTCGCCTGGCTCCACCTAAATCTAGTGCAGGGGCGCCTCGGCGCCCCTGCATCGCCTTCCAGTAACTATTCGATCCTGTAGACAGCACTGGCTGACGCTGCATAGACTACAGGATACACCTCATGCAGGAGACTTCTTATGGCTACAACCACCTTTTCCGGTCCCGTTCGCGTCGGTAATGCGTCCGCTGCGGCGGTGCTGCTTGCCACGACGACCCTTTCGCTGGTCCCGACGGCGGCCGCGAACACCGACCTCACCATTCAAATGCCCGCCGGCATCGCCGGCGTCATCCGTCTCACGTCTTTCACCACCACGGCGTATACGGGAAATACTGTTACGGTTCAGGTCGGCACAACCTCCGGCGGTTCAGAAGTTGTTGCGGCGGTATCCATCAAAGCTGCGGGTACTGTAGCGCACACTTTGGTGGCTGCCGGTCTTGGGGTTGATCTAGCCCTCCCGTCCAGCAGCATCCTGTATGTGCGTATTGTGCAGACTGCGACTGTAACCGCGGTCGGCGCGGGCACGATGGTTGTTGAGTTCATTCCCGGCGCTCCGTAGCGGATAGCCTTGTAGGCTTGTGGCCGTGAACAATATGGCGCTGGATTGTTCCAGCTGCTTGCGGCCAGTGGCTTACTTTCAACCGTGATGATCTAAGGACCTCGCGCCATGCCCATGCAAACTGATGTTCTTTCTGTGACCCTCACGGCTAGCGGTTCCGCCGTGGGAGCTAGAACCCGCGTCAAGGCGATCTACTATGTGGCTGGCGCGTCGGCCGGGTCCATTCTGGTTAAGGATAACGGGGCCAGCGGCACCACGCAGATCACCATTGCCACCCCCGCCACCGCCACGGCGACTGGCTATATGCTGCTGCCAGGTGAGGGGGTCCTGTTCGCCACAAACGTCTATCTGACGATCACCAACGCCACCTCTGTCATTGTCTTCTACGGCTAGCAGCATGTTGACGGTTGACCTCATACAATCGGCGGTGCTTGGCTTACTGGCGTTTCTTGCTAGCTGGGCGTTCAAGCTCATCTGGTCCAGCCTCAAAGAAATCCAGAACGAGGCGGCCGCGCTGGGCAAAGAACTTCGCACTGACTTCGCCCGCAAGGACGACATGCGGGACGCGCTCAAGGATATCAAGGATATGCTGTCCAAGATATTCGACAAACTCGACGCGAAAGCGGATAAGTAACTGTAACGCCGTAGCCCAAGGAGGCTAGAATGAAGCCGAAAGCGTTTGGTTCTGGAAATATGGCCCCGAAGTTCGGCGCGAGTAAGCCGCCGGGTAAAAAGCCCATGGTCGGCCGTCGGCGGATGAATGCTGGGGGACCCCCCCCTAAACCGGAACCGGAGCCCAACGAGGCTTCTAAGCCTCCTCGCCGGGGGGGCGACTTCACCCGGATGCCGGACTATGGTGACGAGGCTCAGCGGGAGATTGACGCCGGCCGGGTTGTCATTCCCTCCGGGCGGAGGGCTACGGGCGGCGGTATTAAGCGAATGGCCAACGGGGAAGATGTTTCGCTCAACGACATATACTACAACCAGCTCAACAATATGTTACAAAAAATGCCGCCAAAAGACCGACAGTACGACGACCGCCCTACACTCGACGCTCCAGTATCGTTCAACGAAATCGCAAACGCAGAGTTGGGTATTCTGCGTTCGCGTCTCGACGGTAATACCGCGGGGACGACAATGGAAGCGCCGGCGTCCCGCTCCGTTCGTGTAGACGCCGCCGCTGGCACACAGAGGAGCTCCTACCCCGCCAACGAAGGCCTCGTTCGTGTAGACGCCGCCGCTGGCTCACCGATGGGATCCCGCCCCGCCAACGAAGGCGTTATTAGTATAGGGAATCCTGCTGGTGCGGCGTCTACCGCGGGCGCAGCAGCACCTCCCCCCCCCACGCGCGCCGCAACACCCACCGCGCGCGCCGCAACACCGACCGCGCGGCCCCGTCCAGCCGCCAGACCGCGCGGCCCGACCGCCGGCGAACGCGAAGCAGATCGTCTGATGGACCTCTACAATCGCCCAGGCGGCGTGTCGCAGGAACAAATCCGTCAGACCCGCGACGAGATCATGGCGGCCCGCGCGGCGGGGAAGATGAAGCGCGGCGGCAAGGTGAAGAAGATGGCCATTGGGTCGCAAGTCACGGCCCCGCCAAAGCCCAGCCCAGAGGACCCACAAAACACGTTTGTCCCCACCGCGCGCGCGAAATTGGCCAGAGATAACAAGCGTCGCTCGCAACTTGGTATCCCTGAGGACCTTAACATTAAAAAAGGCGGCAAGGTATCAAAGCCTTGGGAAGGGTCTAAGGCCGATATGGCTCAGGACCGGAAGCTCGCCGAGAAGCAGAACATGTCCATGGCTTATGGCGGCAAAGTGAAGAAGATGGCCTACGGCGGTTCGGCGAGTGAAATGCAAGCCTTTATGAAAGGCCGGCGCGACGCACGCAGTTCCATGGCCCCGAAAGCACCTATGGCGCCAAAGGCTTCCATGGCCTCGAAGGCCCCTATGCCCCCCAAGGCTCGTATGGCCTCGAAGGCGCCTATGGCACCGAAGGCATCCATGCCCTTCATGAAGAGCGGCGGCGCGGTCAAGAGTAAGTCGCGGGGCAACGGGTGTGCGGTCAAAGGCCATACTCGTGGTCGGATGGTCTGATGCCCAGTGTGTCGAAGCGGCAGGCTAAGTTCATGGCCGCTGCGGCGCACAACCCTGCGTTCGCCAAGAGAGCCGGCATTTCTGTGAAAGTGGCAAAAGAGTTCTCCGCCGCCGATCAGAAGAGCCGGCTCAAACCTAAGAGGCGTCGATAGTGGCAACTTCTGGCACGGCGGTCTGGAACCTCGACATCCTCGATCTTATCGAGGAGGCCTACGAACGGGTGGGCGGCAGCGCGCGCACAGGCAATGACTTCAGGACTGCGCGGCGTAGCCTCAACATTCTATCCGCCGAGTGGTCCAACCGAGGCTTGAACCTGTGGACTGTTGAGTCGCTCACGATTGCGCTACTGGCCGGCACGGCCGACTACAATTTGCCGGCGGATACGATTGATGTGATCGACGCTATGGTCCGCGTGAACAGCCAAGGCACCAATCTGGACTACTCCATCGAACGCATCGGGGTGGGAGACTACGCCAGTATCCCCAACAAGGCGACTACCGGGCGCCCCATCCAAGTGTATGTGCAACGCACCAACACCCCCACGCTCACGGTGTGGCCGGTTCCGGACGTGCCATACACGTTTCTCTACTGGCGGCTGCGGCGCATTCAAGACGCCACGACCGGCACAGATACCATGGATCTCCCCGTTCGGTTCTTGCCGGCTATGGTGGCTGGCCTGGCCTACTATCTTGGCCAGAAGCGGCCCGAAGCCGCGCAGATACTGCCGGGGCTACAGATGGAATACGAGCGTCAGTTCACGCTTGCAGCGGGTGAGGATCAAGGCCGCGAGTCGTCGTCCTTCATTCCGTGGATTGGCAGCTCATGACGATGAAATTTGCTCGGGGCAAACGCTCCTTTGGGTATTGCGACCGGTGCTACTGGCAATACCCGTCCGGCGATCTGACCTGGCAAGTCGTCGATCAGAAATCTACCGGGGCTAAAGTGTGCCCGACGTGTAATGACCAGGACCAGCCTCAGTTGCAACTGGGAAAGTACCCCATCAATGACCCGGTGGCGCTGCTTAACCCCCGTCCCGATAGCAACCCCGGCAGAGGGTTATTTGGCTGGGCGCCAGTCGGAAATGACGCTACGCTTATGGTGAGCGCCGTTGGAACTGCTTACATCAAGCCGCTATAGGAGACCGAAGATGAAGACGAAGAAAACCACTTTGGCCGTGAAGCGCGGCGCCTCTACCGGCGCTAATATGAAATACCCTTCCCAAGCGCCGGCGATGGCCACCGGCGGCGGGGTGAAAATCCGGGGCACGGGCGCTGCGACCAAAGGTCTCATGGCGCGCGGCCCTATGGGTTAAAGGATACCCGCAATGACCTACGCCGAACTCACGGCCCTGCTGCAAGACTACATGCAGAACACTGGCACGGAGTTCGTGGCGGCAATCCCGAGTATTGTGCAGCTCGCGGAAGCGCGTATCTATATGACAATCAATCTGCCCGTGCTCAACAAGAGCACGGTATTAACCCTATCCAACGGGGTTCGGACCGTCACGCTGCCGAGCGACTTTCTCTCCGCCAACTCTGTGGCTGCCGTGTCCGGCGGCATCCCTACCTACCTTTTGGAGCGGGACCCGGCGTTCATCGCCGAGGCGTTTCCAAACTCGGCCACTACGGGCGCGCCGCGCTACTACGCGCTGTTCAACAACAACACCTTCCAATTTGGCCCAACTCCGGGTTCCGGCTATACGTTGGACCTCTATTACGTCTATAGCCCGCCCAGCATTGTCACCGCCGGAACAAGCTGGCTTGGAGACAACGCTGAAAGCATCTTGTTCTACGGGGCGCTCACGGAAGCCTACGTCTATATGAAGGGCGACCCGCAGCTTTTGTCGGTCTATGCCGGCCGATACAATGAAGGGCTGGGCCGCCTGAAGGTCTTGGGCGAGGCCTTTGATAAACGGGACCAGTTCAAAATCGACGCACCGCGGTCTACGCCAACATGATAAACCAAGCTTTCTGTTCCAGTTTCAAACAGCAGCTCCTGGAGGGGGTTCACGACTTCAGCGTCGCCGGCGGGGACACCTTCAAGATCGCGCTGTTCGCAGAGGCAGCTAATCTGAACACTGCAACGACGGCCTACGCCGTCACGAATGAGGTGGTCGCAGCGGGATACACCGCCGGGGGGTATACGCTGACCAACATCGCCCCCGCCATATCTGGCCAGACGGCGGTAGCTTCGTTTGCCACGGCGAGCTGGACGGCGAACATAACCGCACGCGGCGCGCTCATCTATAATACGACGCCCAACGGGGCGTATACGAACCCGGCGTGTATCGTGTTGGATTTCGGCATGGACCGAGTGTCTACAGCGGGTGTGTTCACGGTTCAATTTCCCGCTATGGCGGCGGGCACGGCTATAGTTAGTATCGCGTAGCTGTGCGGGTCAGCCTTTTCGGTTAATGTCACAGGTGCAAAATGCCCACTACCTACTCTACCTCTCTACGGACATCCCTGATAGGCACCGGCGAACTCGCCGGCACTTGGGGCACCGTAACTAACGCCAATATCGGCACGCTCCTTGAGCAGGCCATCACGGGCGTTGTCGATATCGTCATGGTTGACGCCAACTATACGCTGACGGCGCTGAACGCGGCTTCGGACGAGTCACGCAATGCAGTTCTCCGCGTTACTAGTTCTGTCCCTCTTACAGCTACCCGCCAGATAATTATCCCGAACGTAGACAAAGTCTACCTCGTTATCAACACCACGACCGGCAGCCAAGCTATCCGCGTTCAGACTGCCACGCCAACCTCATACGTTGATATCCCGAACGGCTACGCGGCCTGTGTGTATTGCGACGGCTCGGCCGTGGTCGCTCAGGCCACCGCGTTTTACAACCCCGCGACGAACGGCATATCCGCGTCCGTTGTGGCCGCGACAACGCTAACCGCGACAACGCTAACCGCGACAACGCTAGCCGCGACAACGCTAACCGCGGCAACGCTAGCCGCGACAACGCTAACCGCGGCAACGCTAACCGCGACAACGCTAACCGCGGCGGGGTTGTTGTATCCTACCGCAGACGGAACCGCAGGTCAGCTTGTTAAAACTAATGGCACTGGGACTCTATCTTTTGTAAGCGCAAGCAGTACTGTTATTCGCTCTGCCCGCACAGCAAACACTATTCTTGCAGCAGCGGATCAAGGCACTCTGATTGACATTACCAGTGGCACATTCAGCCAAACATTTACCGCAGCGGCAACGCTTGGTTCCGGTTGGTTTGTTTATCTCCGCAATGCTGGAACTGGGGATATTACGCTTGATCCAAACGGCGCAGAGCTAATTGATGGGCTTGCCACTTACGTGATGTATCAAGGCGAAACTCGACTGATACAATGCACCGGCACAGCGTTCACTTCTTTGGTGCTGTCACCGTTCTACAGGGTTTTTACAGCTTCGGGAACATTCACTCAACCTCCTGGTTACACGGCTGTTGGAACCCGAGTTATTGGGGCTTCTGGCGGAGGGGGAAGCGGCCGCAGGGGGGCCGCTAGTAATAACCGTGGTGGGGGTAGCGGTGGCGGGGGTGGAGCGTTGGCTCGTCAAATTATCAGCGGGCTTACCGCTGGCACTGGCTATGCCATTACCATTGGCGCAGGCGGTGCAGTCGGAGCGGCGGTAACAGTCGACACAACAAGTGGCAATGATGGGACGGCTGGAGGAACATCGTCTTTTGCTACCCTTCTATACGCCTATGGTGGTGGCGGCGGCGCGGGCGGCGCTGCCGGCAGTAATGGAGCAGGGGGCGGCGGCGGAACAGGCTCGGCTGGAACAACTGCTGGGAACCTTGGCAACCCGCAGCAAACGGCGGATATGACTACAGGAAGCGGCCCACGAAATGCTGTAGGTGGCGGCGGCGCAAGTGTTGTAGGTAACGGAGACTCCGGCAACGCAGAATATGGTGGTGGATCTGGTGGTAGAAATAATGGAGGCGTGGTTTTTAACGCTGGCGGTTCATCTCTTTATGGCGGACCAGGGGGCGGTAGTGGGGGGACGCTTAGCAACAGCAATGTGGTAACGGTTGGTGCAGCCGGAGGCGCTGTCAATTCGTATACGCCGGGCGGCGGTGGCGCTGGCGGCGCTGCCACGGGCGCTAACGGAACGGCTGGGGCGGCTGGGGCAAATGGATTTTGCGGAACCGGAGGTGGCGGCGGTGGCAGCGGAACTGGCGTTGGCGGAACTGGTGGAGCTGGTGGCGCGCCGGGCGGTGGGGGTGGCGGAGGCGCAGCATCGGTGAACAGTTTCAATTCCGGCGCCGGCGGTGCCGGAGCTAGAGGCGAAATACAGGTCTGGGGAGTTGCATAATGCGCGCTCATGTAATTATTGACGGCATTGTCAGCAACACAATCGAAGTTGAGTCTCTCGACTTTATGCCCGGATTGCTGGATGCCGCGCTTGGCGGCGAAATTGGCGACTTGTGGGACGGCGCAGTTTTTAGCAAAGCGCCTCGCGATAATCCGGTCCCCGAGAAGATCACGCCACTTGAGGCGCGCCGCGCTTTGCGTGCCGCTGGCTTGCTGGGTGCCGTCAACGCCTGGATTGCCACCCAGCCCGCCGACACGCAGGACGCGTGGGAATACTGTATTGAGGTGCGACGCGATGACCGGCTTGTTGCCGATGCACAGAACGCGTTGGGGCTGACATCTGAGCAAGTTGACGACTTGTTCCGCGCTGGCGCGATAGCGTAATTGAATACGCAAGAGCCGTAAGGGACTAACCCATGAAGCGCATCTATTCGTAACCGTGTTCCCGACGTAGGAGATAAAGACCATGACGCGCTTATTCTTCATCGTGGCGGCGGCCCTGCTTACG